AGATGCTTGAGGAAGAATGTGCCGCACTTAGGGAGCAGATAAGTGTCATTCATTGATTTTTATAACCTTTATCCCCGTAAGATGGGGCGTAAAGACGCTGAACGAAGCTGGAACAGATTAACCTCTGACCAGCAGTCAGATTGTCTTGATGCCATGCCTAATTACTTGAAGTATTGGAAGATCAAGGAAACCGCTAAAGACTTTATTCCCTACCCTGCGACTTTCTTAAATCAAGAGCGTTGGACTGACGAACTTGATATAGAACCTATACAAACTAAGAAACCTGAATTGCCGTTTTACGCTACAGAAGAACTGACACTTAAAAAAGCCCAAGAAGTTGGTATAACTCCCTATGCTGGTGAAGGCTGGCAGGCGTTAAGATCAAGGATTAGTCAGAAGATAAAGCAACTTGAAGATCAACTCTGATAATTACTTGGTTAGTTGGTACATAGGTGTAGCAAAAAGACGGGGATGGCCCGAAGTTGTGCGCTTACTGGCGCAGAATAAAGAAACCGAAGAACGCATGAAGATGCTTATTAAAAAGAGATTAGGAAAATGAGAGAGATAGACCCCAATAAATGTATAGACTTTATTCTAGAAAACGCAGGAAAATATGCACAAGCTAAAGGCGAATTGGCGCAACTTGAAGCGTTCAAAAGTTCCCTCAAAGCTATTAAAATGGCACAAACTACTGAACCTTCTCTCGGGGCGCAGGAGCGTGAAGCGTATCGAAGTCAAGATTATCAGGATTTGTGTAAAGCCATTGGTGCAGCTACGGAGAACGCAGAGAAATTAAAGTGGGAACTGGAAGCTGCGCGCCTTAGACACGCCACTTGGCAAACCTTAGAAGTATCAAACCGCAACCAAGATCGGATATTGAAATGACTTTAAAAGTTACTGAAGAATTTTTAATTCTTAAATTATTGTGCAAAATGTATGATGAAGCACTTAAAAACGCTAATGCAACACAAATGTTGGAGATTTCAGTAGATATTGCAAAATCAAGTGAGAAATTAGAGCAATTGACTGTAGACTACATTAATGGCCACTAAATCACAGAGAGATCACTATGCAAAGTTGGCGAGATTGGGCTGTATCTTGTGCGAACACATTGGATTCGAGGGACGAGATGTTGGAGTCGAAATCCATCACATACGCCGTTTCGGGGGAAAGCGAGATAACGCTCCAGCTGTCCCATTGTGCGCTATGCACCACAGACTTGGCGATACCAGTATTCACTTACTTGGAGCTAAAGGATTCCGAAAGCATTGGGGATTTGACCTTGAGGATAAACTTGTGGAAGTGGAAGCTAAATTAAATGAGTAGCTGGCTAATCGCTTTTGTAGGTCTTATCTACCTATCAATTGGTGTAATGCAATTTATCAAGGGTCAGGTAGGAATGGGCATAACCTTTACAGGATATGCTTTTAGTAATATTGGACTGTATTTGTTGGCTAAATAACAAAGTAAATTTCCCTGTAAAAACAAAGTAATCCAATTTACAGGGAAAAGTTTCCCGAACGGGAAGAATATAAGAAAAAGTAGCGTAAATTACACAAATATTCCCGAACGGGCAATTTTGTAAGAAAAAGTTAATGACTCATAAATAAATTATTAGTGTAGTTATGGATTTATTTATAAACCAAAACTTTACAATGCTTTGTCAACAACTTTACAATTAGCCGCCAAAACTTTACAAAAATGTCAACAACCCTGTTGATATACATACTTTTTGTCAATAACTATACATATAAGTATCAATATGTATAAAAAATTGTTACTTATAAGTTACATTTTGTTACTAACATATTTGTTAACTGTCTAGTAACTTTATAGTTCTAGGCCATCAAAACCTAATTCTTCTGCTATTAACTTGCAACGGGTTCTAAAGGCTTTGCCATGATGTGACCATTTATCACCCTTTTGACGGTGAAAACTCATGTGAACCATCTCATGCGAAAGAGTTGTGAGCATAGTGTAATAATGCCCACAGCGAGCAGAACTAATCGTAATAGTGTGTTCATAATCCTCTCCGCAGTCATACATATAAGTACCCATTGTTTCAGGGTCGTGAATCACTACAAATTCAATTTCTTCAGGCACAGGAAGATTCCACTTAGTAAATGGGTATACACAACAAAGGCTGGCATACGCATTGCGAATAACTTCAGGATTTAACTTCATTTCCAGCTAATCCATTCGGTATTGTGTTGTTTCTTTTTCCTATCGACATACACAGGCATACTAAAGGTCAAACCGTGATCGGGATGGGTCAGCCAAAGTGCCTGTCTTGGTGGCTCAAATCCAAAGTTGTTGCTGTAAGCGTACTCATCGTAACCTTTAAGGCTGCCGTTGACAATAAGGCGTTCTAGCTGGATTAACTGATGCCAATGACCTAACAGCATCGTATCGTATTCCATGTCAATCTGAGCATTTCTAGAACGTTTACGGTGGTCACCCCGAATGATTGGCCCTAAAGCCCCAATGACACCGTCACCCCCACGAAATTGATCCCCATGTGTAAGCAGATATTTATGTCCGTAGATTGAATAATAGGCATCAGGGCCATCGGGTATATGAAATTGAACACGCTTATCACCTTCAAATCGTTTACTCAAGAACTGATAGAGTAACCAATCGAATGAGGTGAAGTTACGACCCTTTGCCCTGATTTTGTGCGTGTTACGCCCATGATTGCCACTTACGCACGGAATAAAGACATTTCCGAACTCATCTGCTAGTGTTTGAATACACCAAGTCAAGACCCCGAACAAATCTAGAACTGTCGGCATGATTTCCATTGAATTTGTAGCCATCAGTTCTTCATGGATGTCACCCGATACCATGTCACCACCCAGCACAAAGACAATTCCCTCATAATTTGAGTGTGCTACATGGTTTTTTAATAGGTCGATGGTTTTTTCAATCATTACCTTAGCCCTATCTTGCCCGATAGCGACATTGTATTCATTGACCCCGTTAATCTGATTGGGGTCTACGACCTCGCCCCAATGCCAATCTGAAGCAAATAAGGTCGGTATTCCTGCTACTGTCTTTCCCTTAACTGGTTTAACTAGCCAGTTGGGTGTAGAAGTCTTGGCGGTAGACATCTTTAATATCACTTTTTTGATATAGTCCGATGTCAACTTTTCTTCTTCTTGACCGTTAAGCATAGACTCAAGCTGTCTAATCTTATCCTGCGCTTCTAGCAGTTCAGTCAGTTCTTTATTGGCTACTTTGATTGTGGGTTGCAGACCACTAGACTTAGCTACCCTGATTCTTGTATTAAAGGTATTGGGATTGATTCCTAATAACTTGGCGGCTTCAGTCTTGCTTCCCATCTTTGCATAAGCATTTAAGGCTTCTTGCAATTCTGTTCTTGACAACGGTTTTTGTGCCATAACCTACCTTTAATGATAAAGTTAGCCAATACTAATCTATTTTAAAGGTAAATCAATGACATACGCACGAATTGATACAAATCATAAAGAAATAGTGGCGGCATTAAGACAGGCTGGTGCTTCAGTCTTGTCTTTAGCGGCAATGAAGCATGGGTGTCCTGACATTTTGGTTGGATTTGGCAATGAAACTATGTTGATGGAGATAAAGCGTGACTCTAAGGCAAAGTTTACACCCGACCAATTAAAATTTATGGCAGACTGGAAAGGTGGCTCAATCAGTCGTGTTGATAGCGTTGATGCGGCATTAAGAGCATTAGGAGTAATCCAAAAAGTGTTATAAAATTAGATTACAGCGTTTAACTAAGGTCTATCATGCCACTCGTAAAATCAAAATCTTCTGCCGCAGTAGGTGAAAACATTAAAACCGAAGAAGTCGCTGGTAAACCAGAAAAACAAGCACTTGCTATTGCTTTAAGCGTACAAGATAAGGCTAAAGGTGGTCGCAGAGCCAAAATTCAAGCTGAATACGAAAAGCACATGAAGTCTAACGAAGAAAAAGGCGAAACCAAAAAAGAGTCTAAAAAGACTGAAATGGGAGAAATGTAATGGCTAACTGGATTGCAGGTGCAATTAAACATAAAGGCGCATTAAAAAAAGAATTAGGCGTTCCTGAAGGTAAAACAATTCCTAAAGGCAAACTTGAAAAAGCGGCAGAAGCTAAAGGTAAAGAAGGTCGTAGAGCTAGATTAGCTTTAGAACTCGAAAAGTTTACTAAAAAATGAATCGCAAAGATGCCATTCGTGCCGCTATAGACAAGCAATGAAAGATTACAAATGAAGCCAATGGATCATAAGTACAAAAAAGAAAACGCTTTATTGCGTAATCATAAAGAAACTACGTTAGAAAAGAATCAAGCTGATCGAATCGCCCGTAGAAAGCTGATCGCCAATAAACTCAAAGACTTAGACAAAGAAGTAAAGTAAATGGCTTTAACGCTTGCTGACGCACTAAGGCAGACTGGTTACGCACAAGACGGCCAGTTACAAGCACCTGCGCCAACACAACCAAACTTGTCTACTATGGCAGGCAACTACTTTGCACAGTTACCTGAAAAAACTGCACAGAACGCTATAAACACCAATAACATAGTGCAAAACGCTATGCCGTATAACTTTGAAGCACATCAATTTGAACATGGACCTACATACAACGAATTTGTAAACCAAGTTCCTAACATGGCTGGAATGATGGTAGGGCCACAATCTGCTTTATGGAATGAAACAAACGCTTTTAAAGCCGCAAAAATGCTTAAACAAGATGTACCAGTAGAAGAAGTATTTAAACAAACCAATACTGCAAAAGGTTTAGAAGGTCAATTTAGACAAGAATTATCTGATTTAAACAGTCATATTAAAGGGGGGCCTACATTTTATGACACAGTAATGAATAGAATGACTGCGTTGAAAAAGCCTAGTGGTGAACCAATGTATGCAAAAGATGTTTTTTATCATCCTGAAGTTTATAAATCATACCCTCAGCTTGCTGACATAGAAATACAATTTATTCCTAAAGGAAACAAAGCTACAGCTAGTTATAACCCCGTAAACAATGTAATTAAATTAAATGAAAATTTATCGTCAATAGAAGCAAGATCATCAATGCTTCACGAAATGCAACACGCAATTCAAGAAATTGAAGGTTTTAACAAAGGTGCTGATGCAAACAAGATTATTGGTTACCATGTAAAGCACTATGATGATTTAATGGGTGAAATAGGTGATTTAAACGCTCAAATGAAAAAAGTTGTAGGAACGCCTGAATATGAGAATTTAATAAATAGGCGAGCAAGTCTTACTAAAAAAGTATTAGCATTAGGTGATCCATTGGTAGAAGGAAGTAAAGTATATAAACGTTACGGTGGTGAATCAGAAGCAAGGCTTACACAAGCCCGTAAAGATTTAAAACCTGAAAATGCTAAAGAAATATATCCTTTTGCAGAAGGTAAAAACGCTTTAGATATAAACCCAAATGAAGCTATCATTGATACTGCTTCTGTATTAGAACCTATAAACAGAAAGCAAATGCTTAACAAATTGCTTCAAGAGCAAAAATAGCCTACAATTAACTTATCTTAATCAACCACTTGGTAAAGGTATGGAATCTAAAGTAGAACAATCTAGAAAAAAGACAGGCGGTCGCTCTGTAGGTACGCCTAATAAGTCCACAGCACTCGCTAGAGAGGCGATCGCTAAGTTCGTGGATGGTAACGCTGACAAACTGCAAGAATGGCTTGATGCCATCGCTATGAACGAAAAACTAGGCCCTAAAGTAGCTTTTGATTGCTTCATGCAAGTAGCTGAGTACCATGTTCCTAAGTTAGCTAGGGTAGAACAAATTGGCGATACATCAGCAACAGTCACCCATATCTATAAATGGCAAGATGACTGAAATAGTCCATGAGTTTGAATACAAAGTACGGGATGCCTTTAAAGACTTTCACAAGCGTAAAGAACGCTGGGCAGTCCTAGTATGTCATCGCCGTGCTGGTAAGACCGTAGCATCCATTAATGACCTGATTAAACGGGCTATCAAAGAAAATAAGCCTAATGGTCGCTATTTTTATATGTGTCCCTTTTACAGTCAGGCTAAATCAGTCGCTTGGGATTACCTTTGCCGCTTTGCCAAGCCAGCTATGGTCAAGGCTAATCAATCAGAATTATGGGTAGAACTGCACAATGGCTCAAGGATCAGGCTATTTGGTTCTGATGCTCCTGACGCACTTCGTGGAAATTATTGTGACGGAATCGTACTTGACGAATATAGCGATATGAAGCCCCGTGTATGGGGTGAAATCATCAGGCCATTGCTCACAGACCGTAATGGTTTAAATGGTTATCAGACTTGGGCCGTGTTTATTGGTACTCCAAAGGGTCATAACAGTTTCTACGATATTTACAAGAACGCCCAAAACAATGATAGCTGGTATTCCAAGATGCTCAGGGCTGACCAATCAGGGCTATTGCCTGAAGCTGAACTAGAAGATGCTAGAGCATCTATGTCTAGCAACCAGTACGAACAAGAGTTCTTATGCTCATTTGAAGCGGCAATTATGGGGGCGTACTATGGTCAAGAGATGCGTAGGATTACTGACTTGGATCGAATTACTACTGTTGACTACGATCCTATGTTCCCTTGTCATACTGCTTGGGACTTGGGTTTTAATGACTCCACTTCAATATGGTGGTTTCAGGTGGTTTATGGGGAGATACGGGTTCTAGATCACCACTCATCTAACGGACAGGCTGTGCCATTCTATACAGGTCTGTTGCAACAAAAAGAAGATGAGTTCGGATACAAGTATGGCTATCATTACCTGCCACATGACGCTAGAGCTAAAACTATGGCATCGGGTGGTAAGAGCATAATCGAACAATTTGCGACAAAAATCGACATAAAACACCTAAAAATCGTTCCAAACCTGTCAATTCAGGATGGAATACAGGCAACAAGGCTTGCATTAACTCGCACTTGGTTTGATAATAGATGTGAAGAAGGTATCGAATGTTTACGTCAGTATCAACGGGAATGGAATGATGATAAGAAATGCTTTAATGACCGCCCAAAACATGATTTCACAAGTCACTCTGCCGATGCGTTTCGCTATCTCTCAATTGTATGGAAAGATGAGGACAGCCCTATCCTCAAAGACTCAAGAGTTAAGGGACTTCATGTCGGGCAAACTGATGTAACGCTCAACGAGATGTGGAAAGAAACACCAAAACAAACCTTTAGGAGAATCTAATGTCAGCCGTAGCCCTACCTTATGCAGTCTATTATGAAACTGTTGCCGCATCACAAACTGCCCAAGTATTAGGCGTTACTGGTGCTAAAGGCGATATAGTTAGCAACCTTATTATTACTGTCAATGCCTTAACTACTGGCACAGTATCGCTACTGGATGGCGCAATATCCTACCCACTTACAACCGCTACTACCCCTGTTGGTTTATATATGCTGACACTTGATGCCCAGTCAGTAAGCGGAGCATGGAAGATTACTACAGGTGCTGGTGCTACCGTATTTGCTACAGGCAACTTTACTTAAGGAATTACTATGGAACACGAATACCAAGATTGGTATAACACTATTGGTCAGTACGAGCGCACCTTTAAAGAATGGGAAGGTAGAGCCGACAAGATTGTTAAACGGTATCGTGATGACAGCCGTACTAGGAATAACCCTAATGCAAAGTTTAATATTCTGTGGAGCAATGTACAGACTATTACCCCAGCTATCTTTGCCCGTTTACCAAGACCCGATATTTCAAGGCGGTTCAGAGATAACGATCCTATAGGTAGGGTAGCCTCAATGATGCTTGAGAGAGCATTGGACTACGAGATCACTCACTATGGTGACTATAAATCCGCTATGAATCAATCAGTTAACGATCGTCTGTTAGGTGGTCGTGGTACTAGCTGGGTTCGTTATGAGCCACATATTGTCGGTTCAAAAGCTGATGGTATGGATATGCCCGAAGATGGACTTGAGATTACTGAGGACATTGACGAGGCAGAAACCGAAGGCGGTATGTACCGTGAGGATCAGGAACGCATTGAGTACGAGTGTGCGCCTGTTGACTATGTGCATTGGCGTGACTTTGGCTTGACTGTTGCCCGTACATGGGAAGAAGTCACCGCAGTATGGCGTAAAGTCTATTTAGGTAGACCTGCCCTTGTTGAACGCTTTGGTGAGGACTTGGGTGGTCGTATCCCATTGGATACAAAACCTGAAACTTCTAAGTCTTTTAGCGAGAAGATGGGCGAGGGAGCAAAAGAAGCCTGTATATACGAGATATGGGACAAGACTTCAGGCGAGGTTATTTGGCTATCTAAGTCTATGGGTGAAATCCTTGATACCCGTTCTGACCCATTAAAGCTAGAAAACTTTTGGCCATGCCCTAAACCTTTATTTTCTACATTAACTACGGATTCATTAGTCCCTATCCCTGATTTTGTACTGTACCAAGACCAAGCAAGACAGCTAGACACGCTTGCTGATCGTATTGATGGATTCATTCAAGCACTTAAGGTTCGGGGTGTCTATGACGCTTCTGAGCCTAGCCTTGCCCGTCTGTTTAGTGAAGGAGAAAACAATACACTTCTTCCTATCAAGAACTGGAACGCATTTGCTGAGAAACAAGGCATGGCAGGAGCTATTAACCTTGTAGACATCCAACCGATTGCGGCCGCACTTACCATGTCTTATCAGGCAATGGATCAGGTTAAGGGTCAAATCTATGAGATTATGGGTATCGCTGACATCCAGCGTGGACAGACCGATCCTAATGAAACACTAGGCGCACAGGTCATTAAGTCTAACAATGCCGCAGGTCGCTTAAAGACTATGCAACACGCAGTAGTAGACTTTGCTACCGAACTATTGTCTATCAAGGCACAGATTATATGTAATCACTTTACAGACGATACGATTGTCAAGATTTCAGGTGCAATGCAATTATCTGACACGGATAAGCAGTACATCCAGCCAGCATTAGCTTTATTGCGTGACGAGGCGGCTAAGAACTTCCGTATCGAAGTGACTTCAGACTCGATGATCTTCCAAGACGAGATGCAGGAAAAGCAGGATCGTATGGAGTTCTTACAGGCTATTGGTGGCTTTATGCAACAGGTTATCCCTGCGGCACAGGCTGTCCCTGAGATGACACCGATGCTGATGGAGATGGTTAAGTTTGCTGTTACTGCGTTCAAGGCTGGTAAAGGTCTTGAGGGAATCATTGACGAAACTGCCGATAAGTTCCGTGAACAAGCTAAAGCACAAGAAGGTCAAACTAAACCACCTACACCTGAACAACAGAAACTTCAGGGTCAGATGCAACTTGAACAGGCTAAGTTACAGGCATCACAGCAACAAGCACAACAGACTATGCAACTTGAGCAACAGAAGATGCAGATGCAGATGGAACTTGAGAAGGCTAAACAAGAGTACCAAGCCCAAGAAAATCAGCTTAAATTCCAATTGGAAGATCAGCGTAATCGTCAGCAGGCAGAGATGGATATGAAGGTAGCGCAGATGAAGATGAACACAGAGCGCAACACTCAGGTTCTACTAGCCCATATTAATAATGGTGCTAAGATCGAGGTCGCTAGAATCGGTGCATCTGAGGATGATGGAGCGCAAGCCTATCTATCTGAAGAAGCTATGGCACAGTCTATGGAACACCCACTTAAACCTATTGCAGACGCCATTAGTCAGAGCAATCAACAGATGACTTTAGCATTAGGTGACCTAGTGAATACAATCAACGAAAACCACAATAGACCTAAACAAGTCGTACGGGGACAAGATGGTAAGATAATCGGAGTTCAATAACATGGCTATTACCGTAAAGCACACTAAGGTATCAACCATACCTGATGCTGGTGACGCATCCTTAATTGAGCCTAGTGATTGGAACGCTGACCATCAGTTAGTAGGAACTGTTCCCGTAGCCAATGGTGGTACAGGTGCGGCCACATTGACTGGATATGTTGTAGGTAACGGCACAGCCGCAATGACAGCGGCATCAACCATACCTAGTACGGATGTAACTGGATTGGGTACGATGTCTACTCAAAACAGCAATAACGTATCTGTTACTGGCGGTTCAATGTCAGGCGTAACCATTAGCGACTATGTTGCAACTGCAACAAAAGGTGTAGCTAATGGCGTTGCATCATTAGACGGTAGCGGTACAGTACCAGTTAGTCAGCTTCCAGCCGCAGTATTGGGAGCATTAAGTTATCAAGGAACTTGGAACGCCACAACAAATACACCCACACTCACATCCTCAACTGGAACTAAGGGTTATTACTATGTTGTGAGCGTTGCAGGTACAACAAACCTTAACGGCATTACTGATTGGCAAGTGGGTGACTGGGCTGTTTACAACGGGTCGGCATGGCAAAAGATTGACAATACTGACGCAGTAACTAGCGTAAACGGCTATACAGGTACAGTTGTATTAACTCAGACTGACATTAGCGGGACAGTCCCAACAAGTCGTACTATTACTGCTGGCACAGGTCTTACAGGTGGCGGTGACTTATCTGCTAACCGC